TCCCTCTCTTGCCTAAGGCATTCGTGCTCAAAGGCTTCCATGTCATCCTCGTCTGGTAGATGATCGAAGGAATTGTTAGCATCCCTGTAGCCGACATCCGCTTTGGGATAGTGCTTCTCTGCCTCGGAGAGTTCGTCGTATGTATTGATGAAACGCTTGCGAGTCTGACCCGCGAGCACCGATGATCTGGGATAGGTATCGAATTCGTAAACGCTCCACCCTCCGTATCTACCTCTCTCTATCGTTATATCTTTATGCGACATGGAGCTTGCCCTCCTTCCTAAAACGCTTGTTCAGTGCCTTCTTAACGGTAGCACGTTGCCCAGCTTTCCAGTTGTAGTGACGTTTGCCGACGATGACATCGACCTCTTCTCCGCTTTTTAGTATTTGTTTCATGTGTCTTTCTTTCTATTTGTAGAAGATGTGCCGACCAATGATGGCGGTCACCTTCATGTGTTTGTTCCAGTATGGGTTGCAGTAGTCTGCATGGTAGTGGTCTGCTCCGTCCGTGAAGTTGGTTGCAGAGTCCATAGTGATTAGAAAAGCCTCACCCCATCTGGAGTGAGACTTGGCTTTGGCTATCTGTGCGGATACCTGCATACCATTCCAGCATGAAAACTGGGATGGCTGAAGGCAGACATCGCGCTTAGATATCTTGCGCTTGGCTGATCGATTGACGATGACCTCGTGCACTGCTTCCATGGCTCCCAAGGAGTGCTCGCCACCAGCTTCCAGTATGATGGTAGCTGTGACGATCTCCGTTGGTGTTTGAGCTGGGGATGTGAGCGAGGATGCCAGCCAGATGACAAAGATGTAGAATATGATTTCCATTGTTTGTGAGTTCATATTAATCTTTCAAGACCTCCCTCATCAATCTGCGAGCAAGCTCAGTTGCATCCTGTGCGATCACACTGCGAGCGAAGTGCCTGTTCATGCGAGCGCGACCCTCGTTCAACTCGTCGGCATCTGGTTCGATGTATGACGCGATCATGTCGAGACCCATGTTGCGATACGCTTGGGTATCGATGTCCCTCGTGCGCAGTCTGCTATCAGTGAAGATCACCGACGTAGTGCTACGCTTGATCACTGGAAGGAATCGTCTGATGCATTGCATCACACCCTCGGCATTGCCGTCCACTCGTAGATTGTTAATCCACTGGTCGGTTTCAGTAGTGATGCGTCTGCTCTGTGCCTTACCACCCATCACTGTAGTGAGCAAGATATCTAAGTCGATCTTGCCATCCCTAGCCAGCTTGCGGAAGGCTAAGACAAACTCCTTGCCACCATATTGATTCCATGTGGAATCCATCGATCCGCTTGTGTCCACAACGAGTGTTACACTGCGCTTACCATGAGTGCGTCCGCGATTCAAGAATGACTTCTCACTACCCTGCATTGCCTGCTGGGGATGTATCCGATTTCCGAATACGCTGAGTTTGTTCTTAATGATCTTGGCATTCTCAATCACTGCATTCATGGCGCGAGCGATACGAGATATCTGATCTTCATTCATGGCGCGGTTGCGATGCCTCCAGTTTGTGCGCTCCTCGCTGGGCGCACGATCATCACCGATGACATCCTGCAAGTCATCCTCCTGCTTAGATTTTTCAGATTTATCTAAGTTAGGGTCTACCTTGCCATTGATGCTATCGTCACCGATCTCTGGCATCTCGTTGCCGAAGATTTTAATCCACTCAATCAAGACGGGAATCAAATCCATGGATGTCGCACAAGCGATTGCTCTGCGGTAGAAGTCGAGCACGATGAGACGAGTCTTCTTCTGCTTACCTTGATACAACATGGAGTCAGCTCCGAGCCACTTGGGCACGTATGCACTGGGTTGCTTCTTGATGCCAGCTTCATTCGTGCGTATCGCAAAGAAGAGTGAGATGGCTACGTTGTATGCTTCCTTGATCTCTTGGAAGTTTGTCCATCTGAATGCGCCATCGCCATCTTTGCGTGTTGCGCTTAGATATTCGATGCGTGCGTCTTCAAATAGATTCCAGATGCGGAAGGGAATCTTGTTCGCTTGGCACGCTTCAAAGACATCATTAGATCGATCACTGAGGATGCCATGCTCCGTCTCATGACGAATCACTCCCTCAATAAATTTCTTCATCTTCTTCTCGTCGTGCTTTACGTCCAGCTTGCAGAGATCATCCAGTCGAGTGCCACATCGAATGATGTGCTTGTCGCTGGCATGATCGAATCTCCAGCAAGCAGTGGGCACACTGGCATCCACGGAGAAGTCATACTTGTAGCCAGTCATCTTGACCATGCGTGTGAGCACGCCACCCTTCTGGGTAGCGGTAATGTTGCGCTTACAAAAACGTCGAGCGCGTTCAATTATGTTTAACATATTCATTGGTAGTCTTTCTATTTGAGTTAGATAATCTAAGCGAGGAGACCAGCGAGTTGCTTCACTCCTTTGGCACTGTCTTCGATGATATCGCCAGTGTCCGAATTCCACATGAGCAGTGCGTCCATGCCATTGGCTCCCAGCCATTGGCGCACACCCTCGTCCGTTGCGTCCGTTGCATGAGTGCAAGCGCGCTCTAGATCGCGGATGCTCAATGGCTTCTGGAGTTGACCAGTGCCATGCATCTTCCTGCTCAATCCCATGGCTTCAGTGAAGCGATCTGCTAGCTTGTCCGCATCTGCAATGGCATACGTGTCGGCAACGCTCTCGCTGATAGCCTTAACGATGCTCGCATCGTAGCGCACATGCTTGAACAGGAAGCGATCCATGAACGCCTCTGGTGGTTGCACGCTGGACAGATTGGTAGCGCACACGATGTGCAACTTGTCCGTCGAGCACTCCAGTTTTTCGAGCACGCCAGCATCATTCTGCTTGGTGGTCAACTGGTAGACCAGATTGCCCTGTGCGTTGCGCTGGGGAGCGAGGAAGGCTAGCATCGCCTCCATGGTAGTCGGAGACATACGGAAGACTTCGTCCATGAAGAACAGCGTATTCTTGCCATCCTTCGCGGAGCGCACTGCTTCCGCAAGTGTGCCGTCCGTAGTGATGAAACCACCCTCCTTCTTAGGAGTGCAGTTGCCTAGCAACATTGACCACTCGTCCATGTCCCCACTGCATCCATGAGTGAGGAATGTATCGTATGATCTGCCCAGCAGACCCACACTGTAGGATTTGCCATAGGATGGCGGAGCACTGATGCAGACCTTAGTAGGATTTTCACTGCCAGCCACGTAGTATGGCGCGATCAACTCCAGTATTGGATTCGATCCAGATGCAACTGCAGTTGCCAGTGGTAGCCGACTGTTGGTCGATCCGTTCATCGCCTTGGCAATCTTGTCCAGCGTCTCAGTGAGCGGAGCCAGCTTATCTACCTTGTCCTCCAGATCATTCATTACGGGCACGACATCCACTTTGATCACATCGCGCACAATGTCATTCACTGCATCCTCGTCCAGCCCTGCATTGGAGCCTTTGAGCAGGAGATCGATGGCATCGCGTTTAGCTTGTTCTTCCGCACTGGTCGTGCTGGGCACACTTGTCGCTGGCGTTTCGCTCGCTCTGAAGTCAGCGATCACTGCATCTGGCTCATCTCCCAGATAGTTGACGTATTCTCTGAGCTTCTCAATCGTTGCGAATTGCAACTCCTTGCCAGAGATCGGCAGTGTTCCGCGATCAGCATGGTTGTTGATGTGCTCAATTAGGATTTTGTTGTTTGGTTTCTTTTTCATTTTTGTGTCTTTCTCTATGGTTTTTATTAGTTGCTGATGGTCTCATCAGTGACGGAGATACCGCCATACAGGCATTGCCTGTTTCGACCTCTAGCACTTCTCCCATCCAGTGGCAGTCAGTGTCCTCCATCCTTTGCAGTCTAAGCCCAGCTCTTTCTGCTCAGTGCCCATCCAAATGTATGCGAATTTGAGTGAGTTTTTCTCGTGAACCATGCAAGGATGTCCGAATGTGACCTCTGCGCCTTTCGCAGTGATGCAGTCGATGCTTTTCACATAATATCCACCTGCTTGAGTCATGCTTTCGATGTGTCCGTTTACGTAGTTGAGGATAGTTTCGATTTTAGTCATAATATTGTCTTTCTATATGGTTGTTAATGGCTTGTATCATCAGTGCCATGGTAGCCATCCATGACATACGCTTATGCGTTTCAACGTCTTGCCAGTATCCAACACTGGCTCAGTGCATCCACCATCTTGGCTCCAGTGGTCATCGCATACTCTGCTCGACTGGCACTTAGGTTTCAACACTCGCATCCATCGGCACTCGCACTGGTAGTGGTCAAAGTGGGTCGGATGGCTAACTGCATCTGCATGAAGATGTCTGACATAACCGAATTTCAACATGGCTGGTAGATCATCCCAGCACATTCATGTATATGTGGGAAGCACTACTCAGCGTAATCGCTGGGAGATTCGGAAGTGAACTACAAAGAACGACCACCAGTATAAACTAGTTTTCGACATGCGTAAAGGAAAATCGTATCCTTAGATATCTTGCCCATAGTATTGACAGTCAACGACTTATGTAATCTGGGCATAAGTAAATGTGAGAAAAATGAATCTAAAATGCAACCAGTAAACAGTGCTTGGCTGGTAATCCATTTCTGCTAGGCGTGCTAAATATACCACTCATGACAGTGCGATTAGCTTAGATTATCTAACCTTATCTAAGGTAATGTCCACAGTAGTCTCTGAGCATCAACGACTTACGTCACAGGGCACGATAAAGGGGAGGAGGGGGTCGCGCGAAGAGCGTCGGACTTTCATATCATATATATAATACACCCCTTAAAAAAATCCACTACTCATTGGGGCTTGACAAGTCCCCCAGATTCCTACATAAAGGATTCAAATGAAACCCGTTAAACACAGTAATCCAAAACCATCTTTAATAAGGTTCAAGTATTTAATTAAATGTTATATATATAATTATATGTATAATGGTATAGGTGTTGCAAAATTGCGATGGGTTATCGCAAAATTGCGAATGGGTTTACGTAAAGCCCTTTGCAAAATTGCGAATGGGTTTAAGAAAATATGAGTGTTGTAGAAGAGAAAGATCAGTTAATGCAAAGCATCTCCAATGCTATTGTAGAGATTCAACGCACCAAGGAGGCGGACAAGATAAAAAGCCTATCTAGGCACAATCCAGAGAAGGTAGCTAAGATACTCTATCTACACGCACTGGGCTGTTCGCAAACGAACATGATTCGCAGGCACTCAATATCCAGAAGCACAGTCGTGCAGGTGCTAGCGGACTACGCGGATCACACAAATTCCTTTCGTGAGCTAGGAGGACAGCTAGCGGCTAGGAGCTACATCAACCTAGAATCCCTAGAGGAAGATATGATTGATGCCCTTCGGGTTAAACTAGAGGGTGGCTACGAGCCAGAGTTCAGAGACCTCAAAGAAATATCCATTGCTAAAGCAAACTCCCAGAGGCAAGCCATGACCGCTAGAGGCGAGGCATCCCAAGTTCTGGACATAAATAATAACTACACCCTTGATGACTTCAACGAGACCCTCTTAGCCGCCAAGAACAGGATCAAGAAGATAAAGGAGGAAGCCATAGAAGCCCAAGTTCTAGAAGAGGAGGACTCCAGTGGATGAAGAGATTCTATCTAAGCTAAAAGAAATACTAGGTGAGCACTACCCCAACTACCTAATAGTAGTTCTGGATGAAGAGGGAGAAGTGCAGTCCGAATACACAACGGTATCCGTAGCCCGAATGCTACTAAGGGAAGCCTCCTTGGACTTCAGGGATGACAACGTAGAAGTAATCTGGGACGAAGGAGAATAATGGAACTCAAGTTTACACCGCATCCCCTCATAGAAGCCCCTACGGACGAGGAAATAGTTCTCTTAGGGGAGAGTGACCCCCAAGCCCTTCAAGAGCTTCATAGGGTGCGTGAGGGGCTTATAAGGGCATCACAGGAGGACCCCCTGCGCCACGGTTTCGACCTAGAGGGCTGGAGCAGAATCCGCTTGGCACTCAATGCCTATAACGAAGTTCTGGCACTAGGGGGAAATAGAAGTGGTAAGACAACGGGGTGCGCGAAGCTAGTGATGGAAGCCGTGACCAACAACATAGAGGGACACATCGTATGCTTCTCTCAGAATGCAGATACCTCTGTCAAGGTTCAGCAAGCCGCAGTATGGGAGATGATGCCCAAGGAGTTCAAGAAAAAGACCAAAAGCATAGAGGGCTATATAAACTTCAGTATGCAGAATGGATTCACGGGTTCCTCTTTTATCTTCCCAGACACGAGGACAAGGGTGGACTTCAAGACATACACCCAGTTCTCCAACAACCAGACTATCCTAGAGGGTTTCGAGTTCGGATTCAAGGGAGACCCAGAGCTAAACATAGGTGCTTGGCTAGATGAGTATCTGGGGGATGCACAATTGGTAAACACCCTGCGCTTCCGACTGGCTACCAGAAACTCCAAAATGCTACTGGGATTCACACCCATTGACGGATTCACACCCTTCGTTGCGGAATACCAGAGGGATGCTAGGACACTGGAAACAAAACCCGCGGAACTCATGGACAACAGGGAAGTCCCCGTTGTTCAATACGCTCCCCAGAGGGACGCTGGTGTCATATACTTGCATTCCGACGAGAACCCCTTTGGGGGATACGAGCGTATCAAGAAGGACTTGATTGGTCGCCCAGACGAGGAGATCATGGTTCGCGCATACGGCATCCCAGTCAAGAGCATCACTTCTCTCCTACCCCTGTTCTCCACAGAGGTCCAAGTGCTCGGAGAGGAACCCAACTCAGAGGGTTGGACTTTTCCTGACATCTCTGGAGATGACTTCACTAGCTACCAAGTAGTTGACCCCGCGGGAGCCAGAAACTTCTCCGCCATTTGGGCTTCTGTAAACTCAGAGGGCGAAGTTTATATCCGCAAGGAGTTCCCAGAGAGGTCACAATACGGAGAGTGGGCACTCTTCGGGGAGAAGTGGAAGTATGGTCCAGCCGCCAAAAAGATAGGATACGATATAGAGGGATACTGCGCACTCTTCGACGACATAGAGAAAGAGATAGATATGGATGTATTTGAGCGCATAGGGGACTCCAGATACTTTGCTAGGGAAAACGAGAATAACTTAGACCTCTTTGCTTCCTTTTCGGAATTCGGATATGACTTTGTTCCCTCCGACGGTAGGCGCGAAGTAGTGGGCATACAGGCACTGGACGATTGGTTCTCATACAATCCGAACTACGAGCTGGATGAAGCCAACAAGCCCAGATGCTATATACACGAATCCTGCGAGAATCTAATAGACAGTCTTATTAATTACAACGCCCAAGGTAAATCAGACGAAGCACTAAAGGACTTCTTTGACTTAATCCGATATTTGCGAATGGCAAATGCTGGTGATGGACCCATCCACTACTCGGATGCGGACTTTGAGCAAACAAGAACAACAGGAGGATACTAATGAAACAAAAAGAACTAGCAGATAAATACGGGGTTACTCCCCAGAAAATAGGTCAGATAAGGAAGAAGGTATGCGAGGATAAGGATTATTGCATAAAAACAAAAAATCTAAGCCCAGAGGGAATCAAAAAGATTGAGGACTACTTTGAGGAAAAGGATGACAAAATACTGGAACCCCAGTTTGTTCGTGTTCAAATAATTGCACCCACCCCAAACCCCCTTTTTTATTTTTGCAAGAGACTAGACCCCCCTGCAAAAAAAGTAATTGTAGCAATACCCTCCACTCACATAAGAGCAATGAGACCCCAGTTGGTTTTCAAAGCTCAAATTATTGAAAAATCCGACGAGCAATTTTACCGCCATGAGATTATCTACCAAAGAGAATTTAACAGACAAAAAGGAATTAAAGAAGCTAGTCGCTAAACACTGCGATGCATATGTCCAATGGGAGATGTTGCACAGAGCGCATTTGTTTACAATTGACGAGATACCCCTTGATCATTTTTTGGATGTAATAGGAAGAGACCCCCTGTGGTATAATACATTCTTGAATAACATTAAAGTTAGGCTAACAAATAAAACCCCTATGATATAATTTGCACTCCATGGAAGATAAAGAGCTAGAAGCATACTACGTTACCTCTAAGCCAGATATAAATGAATTAAAACGTGACTACGAAGCGGATGTCACTGAACTAAGTTCGTATGTATCGCAGTGCCAAGACAGTTATAATAATCGCAACGCTGAGTGGGTAGGAAAGAACAACCAACTCACCAAGACTGGTGATGACGCATTCCCTTGGGATGGTGCGTCGGACAACGAGGTAAGGCTCATTGAGCAGTGCATAACCACCTATGTGGGACTAATGATGAACGCTCTTAGCCGAGCTAACATTCGTGCGTATGCTACCGAAGCATCCGATGTTAAGCAAGCGAGTGTTATTTCTAACTTTCTAAAATATATGCAGAAGTCCTACATCAAGGACTTTGCTTCCGAGTGTGAAACCGCGGCTAACAACCTGCTGGAAAAGGGAATAGCAATTACCTACGTGGACTGGGAAATGAAATCCAGAACGCACGATGAGGAATTTAATTTAGAACTAATTCACCAAGTTGCACCAGAACTCTATGAGCTTCTTGCGGATGAGAATCGGGACGACGAAACAATCGCCATGATGACGGATATGTTTGAATACGTTGATATCCCCAAGGCAAAAAAAGCATTGGTCGAGCTTAGGGATTTTGGAGTAGCAAAAATACCAGTAGCCAAAAAAGATGTCTCAAGACCCTTCGTGGAAACAAAGTTCTCTGATATTGATATTGTTATTCCTAGTTATGTTACGGATATACAACGCTCACCTAGAGTCCATATGCGAGCATTTCTCACCCCACAGGAAATTGAGAATTGTGTGGAGACAAAGGGATGGGATGCAGAAGTAGCACAGGATTTAATTGATAACTACAGGGGCTTTGATTATTCTGGTATGAACCAGACTACATATAGCTCAATGCGCTCCTCTCAAAGCAGAGGGGGTTCTACCTACGGGATGTCTGGCATGGTGGACTCCAAGGACTTAATTGAGGTTATCTACACATACCGCAGACTGATAGACGAGAAAAGTAACTCAGAGGGAATGTATCTAACTGTTTGGAATCCTAGATTAACTACTGGATATCTAAGCAACGAACTACTTTCTGGATATGACAAATACCCCTTTGTCCTGACTCGACTCAGCAACGCTGGTAAACGAATTTACGACGTAAATACATTTGGTGATCTCCTTCGGGGTCCACAAAAACAAATGAAAACACTGAGAGACGGATGGAGTGATCAAATGGCTTTGGCTGTTGCACCACCCTTACTTCACCCAGTGGGTCGCCCACCAGCACAGATGGGTGCGGGCGCGTGGATCGGTGTTCGTGCAAACGAAAAGTTTGAATACATGAACGTCCCCAATACTTCTGGAGCCGCTAGCCAGCTAGAGAAGTATGTTCAACAGGAAGCCATGGACTTGATTGGACTAAACGAGGGAAGCCAATTAAGTCAGCAACGCCAGCAGTTCTTTATTAACAAGTTCCTTACGCATTGCTCTGACATTCTAAAGCTAGCATATAAGGCTTTCTTGGTATTTGGTCCAGACGAAAAGTTCTTCCGAGTAACTGGATACCCCAATGAAATGGTTATCTATCGTTCCCCAGAGGACGAGGAGATCGACGTTTGCATATCCTTCGATGTTCAAAACCAAGACCCAGAAATGATGAAAGCCAAGATACAATCCATACTTGAGCTTGCTAGAAACTCTCCGAGCAATACCTTTAACTTACAGGCGGCAGAGCAACTTGCGGCAAATGCCATTGATCCAAGTATAGCTGATGTTATTATCCAGCCCGAAGGACAAGGACAAGAGGAGATGGTAAAGGATGTTACTGATGACCTCACCAAGATATACGCTGGAATCCCAGTGGGAGCTAGACCCAATGGTGGTCAGATTGCCATGCAGGTCATACAGGAATACACTCAGCAAGAAGACATTCAAAAGCGTATGTCAGAGGATGCGGGCTTCGTGGCTAACATCCAGAACTACGGTGCTCAGTATCAGCAACAAGTTGTCCAACAGCAGAACGCTGAAATTGGACGCTTGGGAACAGCCCCAGCTCAAATGGGTTCAGTTAAAACTCAAAACATAGAAGAATCCTAATGTCAATCAAGAAAACCGATAGCCTGTCAGAAGCAGTAAACTTCTTATCCAAATATGAACAATATCAATACATTTTACAATTTATTAAAGAATGCAGGGAAACAAAGTTTCACCTACTTGAAAAAAGTCTGGATGCAACTGAAAGAGCTGATGCAAAAATTATTGGAGCGATGATCGAAGACGATTATCTTATTAAAGTTTTAACACCCCAAGAAGATGTCCAACCCTAAATCAAGTATGCGTTGCGGAGAAACCCGCAGAAGCACGCGAGCTGGAAAGAAGATTATGAAGCTCTATTGCTCTGGGGGTAAGAAGAAACTGGTTCATGCTGGAGCATCTGGGTATGGTCATAACTACTCACCCGCGGCTCGCAAAAACTTTAAGGCTAGGCACAAGTGCTCTACCGCTAAATCAGGAACTGCCAAACACTTGGCTTGCACTAAGCTCTGGGCAGGTAAAGGGGGAAGCAAGAAATCATCACCAAAATCAAAGAGAGGCAAATACTAATGGCAATAGGAAAAATACTTAAATACGGCATCAAAGCTGTCAAATCGGCAAGAAAAGCAAAAAAACCAAAGCGTTCTTTTAAGAGCATGAATCCCGTTGAAAAGGCATTTACTGCGGCTAAGATTACTGGAAGGGGTATGAATACATTTACAAGTAAGGGTAGATTCGCAAAAGCCGACCGAAGGTTTATAAATACCCTGTATGGGGTAGCTGGGGCATCGCAATTAATCCCAGCAGTTCGTAAAAAAAAGAAATAAAAGCAGTGTGCTATAATGCGCTGAACTTTAACACTTAAACAACTAACACAATGGCAATAGGAAGAATAGCATCATTAGCGGCAAAAGCCGCAAAAAAAGCATTACAAACCCGAAGAAAAAGTTTAGGAACAATTCGCAGGAGTCGTGCTGACCGCAGAGTTGAATCCGCGGGCGTTACTCGCAATTTACCTCGGAGCACCGCGCTTGCAACAACATCGGGAACCAAACTTGCAACAACGGGAGGAACGCTTGCAAGAACAGCGGGAACCAGAGTTGGAACAGCAAGACCCATGAGGAATGTTACTCCCAGAGCAAATTCAAAGCTCAGGGGTGCTTTGACGGATGCCGCGGCTGTTGCTGGCGTAGCTGGTATCATTGGGGGTGCTTATCTTGGAAATAAACCAAAGAAAACTACTCCAGTTGTTCCATCAGCAAAAAAGAAACCATCGACTCCAAGTAGACATACTTCTAAAATTCCTAAACCCCCCGCTGGATTAAAAAAGGCTACTCGCCCTAAAGCTAAAAAAACACCAGTTAAAAAGCCAGTTAAAATGGCTAATGTTAAGACTGTAAAAAGTAGGACGGGGGGTTCTGGGAAAACTCAAGTCCCAGTGGGTTCCTCCGTCATCCGCAACCGCGATGGAAGTATTAAGAAGGTTAATAAACCAACTGGTAAAAAGCCAAGAAGCAAATACGCCCGCATGACAAGGGCACAAATTATGCGACTCGGTGGAGTAGAAAAACGTAATTACAAGAAGTGGAAGGCTTCTCAAGGTAAATAAATAGAAAGAAAACATTATGGCAGGAATAGGAAAATCAATTCAGGCGGGAGCCAAGGTATTAAAAAGTATTCGCAAAGCTCGGACTCAAACTCGTAGTCAGGTATCCAAGGAGGGTTTTGATAACTCTAAGGTAGTTACTGGAAAGGTAAAG